GTGTTACGAGCACTGAGTTACCATACTCATTGAGAGTAATGGTTACAGATGTTGGTGTAGACATTGCTACTGCATCTGGGTCTGTTGTTTCTGTAAGAGCAGTTGTTGCTGCTGTTAGGTCAACGTAGCGCTGTAGAACTACTGTTGAACCTGGGATTGCCTGGCGTGCTGGACGCTTATCTGCGACTGAACGAATTAGTGGTTCAGAACGGAGAGCGAATTCCAGAAGACGGTCATACGCCTTCTGAACTAGACCAGCAGAGCCAGCGGTTCCTCCGAGATTGTCAGAGGCTGTGGATACATAAGCCATATTTCGTCACCTCCAAGTGACTATGAACGGATATTGTCATTGTGAGCGCATAAATGCAATAAGTTCTTCAGCGCTTTGTGCGCCGTCAATCCTTAATGATGCATCTTGTGCTCTATCAGGGGTTATTGCACCCTGAGTAACGGCATCTTGCTGACGTAATGCAGCACGGTCAACGTCGTTACTATCAGGTGCTTGTTCCTCTTGTACAGTCAGTCCGAACAAGTCTGCGTTATCGTCGAGCCAGTTATTCACTGATTCTTCGGTAACGTCATCCAAGTCCTTAAGGACAAGACGTGTAGCCTTTGGATTAACACCCTTCTTTTCTAAGACTTCTTTGACGGTTCGCTCACGCTGCACCTTGGAAAGTCCCTCAAGTTGCTCAGTGAGTTCTTTGATACGCTTCTCGTCTGCTCGTTTGGCTTTTCGTAACTTCTTTAACAAGTCACTTCCATCACCAGCAAACTGCTCGGTATCTAGGTCATCATCTTCGTCGTCCCAGTAGTTGTTGCTCATAGCAACCCACCCTTCTATTCGTTGTAGTCGCAAGCCTCAGGTTCTATTAGGGGAAATAGTCTGGCTCTTGCTATCGGTCTTATACGCTAATGGGGCCGATGGGTCCATTAGGATTCTGTTTATATTAAGCCAGCGCCTCTGCGCTCTGATGCTAGGCTTGCTGAAGTAGTTCCAGACTTACCCTTGTAGCGGGCTTCTTCTTGTAGCGTAAGTTGCTCAAGTGCACTTAATGAACTTGCTTTCTTGCCAATTACGGCTTCTGCTAGTCCAGCAACACCCATTGACTTCTGCCCAGAAATCTCAGCAAGTTTCTGCTCTGTTTGACGGGCTTGTGCAACCTGACCAAAACCAGCAATAGTTGACTGGTATGTGCTTCCACCTGCTGCGTAGTTTGATGCTTGCTCTGCTGTAATACCACCAGTAAGAGTGTTAGCACCAACGCCTTGAGTCTCTGCTGCTGCAAGTACTTCGTATCCCTGAACTTCTCTCTCAAGTTCAGCAACACCTTTTGCACCAGTAAGTAAAGCCTTGGCAAGTTTGCTTCGGTCTACGGTTGGATAATAACGACTGATAGTATCTTTTTGCTCTTTAGGAGCCTGGTCAATTCTATCAAAAACTTTTGTAATATTTTCTGCAATAGTTGATACTGCAATTCCCTTGCCCAGCAGTTCGCTAGTGTAGGCATCTGTAGCCAAATCACCAAGATTGCTTCTACGGAATATGTCTCCTAAATCAGACTGAGACTTTACAAACTCTGCAATGGTAGGAACTTCAACAGCAGCACCTGAAGTTTTAAGGTCTTGTAACTTATAGATTGCTGAGAATCTATCTGTGAATGGTTTCATAGCAGGGTCATTACGTCCAGCCATAAATGCTAAGTTTATTGATTCATCTGCTGTAGAGCCAGTCTTATAAAAACCAGAAGCAGTCTTGTAGAGTGAATCTACCCAAGGCTTAGCAGATTCTGCATCTCCAAAGTACAAAGCAATTGTCTTGCGAAAGGTATCAACCGCAAGTCCAGGAGTTTGATTTGCCAACGCAGCCGCATCGTTAGTATCCACACCATTTACATACTTCTTGCCACCCTCATTACCAGTAAATGGAACCCCACTAAAGTAAAGAATGCCACCAAGCATTTGAAATTTATTAGAGCCTTTAACGGCACCAAGTGCTGGGTTTGCAGCAAGGGCTGCATTTGCTTTTTCTTGAGCCTCTTTTGCTTCACGCTCAATACGAATAGTTTCAAGACGAATCGCTTCGGCTTCTTTAACTGCTTCTTCTTTGGTAAGTTTTTGTTCTGCCTCAAAGTCTGCTTTAATCTTGGCTGCATCAGCCTGTTGTTTTTCAAGAGCCGCTAACTGAGCCTTTTGTTTTTTAAGAAGAGCCTGTGCTGCAGCAAGAAGTTTTTTGTTTTCTGCTTTTGTTGCCATTATTGTCCAAATCCAGCAGCACGAGCAAAGGCAATTCCAGCGTCCCTGGCCTCTTCGTTTGCTGCTTTAGTTTTTTCGCGGTTAGGATGATTAAGTGCGTAATAGTAAACATCTGTAATAGATGGAGCGGGAGCCTTGCCAGTAACATCTGGATTCAAGAATCGAGTTACGTTAGGGTCTGACAGTTCAAATGAACCAGCGTCCATTTCCCAAACCTTAGCAAGAGTTCCAATAATAGGCTCAGCAATATCTGACATAGTAAGATTAGGTGTTCCCTTGAGTCGGTCAGCATAGGCTGGGTAAAGAATCTGCGCCTTTGTTGAGAATTCAAGTTTTAAGTCGTCAATTGTTTTAGCGCCAGAGGCAACTTCTACTCCAAGAGCGTTGATTTCTTTAGCACTTAAGTTGTTAATACCGTATGCTTTAAGAAGTGTAGAGACATTAGAAATCTGCTTAATTGCTGCAGATGGAATGCTCTTAGTATCTCCAAGGTTTACCTTGGCCCAAAGGAATGATTCGGTAAAAGACTTAGGGTCAAAAGTTGATGGTGTTGTAACCGTCTCGTAGCCACCAGTGGTAGCCTTACGGGTTACTGTTTTACCTGTCGCGGCCTCTGCATTTATTTTAGAAAGAAAGTCTGCTCTATCGGCTTCTGTAAGAAGTGCTGTATCAAAGCCAATTGTCTTAGCAATTTTGTTGAGTGTGGCATTTGCATTGACAATATCATATTCGATAATGTTTGTTGTAACACCAAGATTCATTGGTGAGTTCTCGGTCATTACCTGAAGAACGTCCCAAGGTGATTGCTTCTTGCCTTCCTTGAAGGCTGCTACTGCACCATCTACAATGTCATTCCATAGGTTCTGCCGAGCAGAATCCGTAGGTTGACGATTAGATACTCCAAGAAGATATTCAGAAAGAGAAATCTGAGCGCTCAAAGGAAGTTTAGCAAAAGACTTTTTAATGACAGAAGCATCAGCCTTGATAAGGTTTCCCTTAGAATCTGGCATCCAAATATAAACTTTTTCTTTTGTATCAGCCTTTGGTGGAACAATAATGGTACCAGGCGCTGGTACTGGCGGATTTTCTGCCATTATTTATTCTCCCTCATATTGTCATTTTCAAAGTATCTTGTAATCATTCTTTGAAGTACTGGGTCCCACATATCATAACTAGAAGCAAGATACGCAGACCAAGCATCTTTAACTTTGCCCTTTGTTCCAGTAGGCGCATCTTTGTATGCTGCCGCATATTCATTGCGGTACTTAACAAAAGCCTTAGCGTGTTGCCAGAACTGAGTCTTGCCGTACTTGCTCATAAACTCTTTATCTTTAACAATTGTTGCAAGTCCTTGAGATTGAATCCAGGCTTGGTTGCCCTTGGTTGCATTCTTTTGGTACTCTTGCCACCAAGCAAAACTTCCTTTTCCAAGGGTATTTTCTGCATAGTCCTTTAGACGGTCCTTGAGTTCAGGAACGCTTAGGTAACTTGGGTAACCAGCAGCCTTTGCTGCATCATTGTAACGCTTCTTTTCTGCAGTATAAGCAGCCCAGAATCTAGATTTCTCAATCTCTTCTTCAACCAACTTAGGTGTCTTAAGTGCTTGATTAACCATTGTTCCATCAGGAAAACGTGCAGTTGTTGAGTTAAGAAACTTGTTAACTTGAGGACTATATTCCTTAGGTAAATCAGCAACCATAAGACCAATTACAGATGGGTCAACTTGACGCAACTTAGTTGCTAGGCCTGGAAAATTTTCCCAAATTCTATCGTAAGCCTTTTGGCTTGGAGTAATATAAGCATTAGAATCCTGAGAATCTACAAAAAGTCTTTCCATAGGAAACTCGGAACCAGTCTCTGCTTGCATATATTTTTGGAAATCTTGTTCTGCCAACTTATTTGCTTCAGTTACAGATTTTCCTTTTAATTGATATTCATTAACAAGTCCGTAATAGTAGTCACGATATAAACTATCTGGCTGGGTTTCTACATATTGTGGCGTACCAAGAATCGAGAAGAACTGTGTACGGAACTTACGCAAGTAAATACTTCTGGCTCCAGCCTCAATAGACTTATCTGTTGGCTTAGGGCCTTTGCCCATATCGTACAGAATCCATTGACGGTTACTCTCTGAAATTTTAGAGTCAACATACATCTTATTTGTTTCGTCTGCGCTTAAGCCAATAACTAAGTTACGTGCCCAGGCTGGGGTGAAAGTATTGCCCAACTGCTTAAGAGTATCTGGTTCAACTCCATATGGGAACAACTCATCGTAAGAATATCCAGGAATGTTACCAAATGTTGAGTCAATCATTTTCTTGATTTCATCTTCTGTGTTTGGCTTAGTTGCATAAACCTTGCTAAGCGCAATAGGTACCATCCAGGAAGCGCCTGGGAAGTTGGCTACGTAGTTTGTAGCACGAGAGTTAATAATAACACCCTTACCATCATTGAGTCCCATTTGTTTTGTTCCAGGAACAAGAAGGTACTTAGCCTTCATTGGGTCATCAACTGGGTTACCGTTTTCGTCTACACCAAATGAGTTGTAGAGTCCGTAGTAACTGTTTAGGAAGCCACCAAAACGTGGGGTCTTCTTAACAGCAAATCGGCTATAGCGATAGATACCAGAAGCAGCAGCATTAGGAAACGTTGCAAGTCCACGAGCAAGGTAAAGGGCACGATGCTGACGTGGAATTGTGTAAAATACTTTTGCCACTTCATCAACCAATTGAATTGCTGCAGCGTGATGAATTGTGTTAAGTGTAGATACGTCAATTGTCTGTCCTTGAGCAATTAAGCGCTCGGCTCTTTCAGCAACAATTGCATTATGGCGTGTTGTACCCCATACTTCGCGGATAGCATTTTCTGGCTTCATTAAGAATCTCCAGGACTTTGCTAACGCTGCATCAATGGCTGCGCCAGTATTACCCCTAAGGCTTGCATTTGAATATTCAATATCAAGTGGATGAATAGGAGACATCTGGTCTAAAGAATCTGACAATTCACGGCGTAAGGCGGATGGGGTTACTTCTCCCTTAAGCGCAAGTTGACGTGCCTCATATGTAGGTAGATACTTTCGAACAAATACAATTCCTTCATCAACTACTCTGATTGCTTCGTCTTGGGTTTTACCCATTTGACGAATATAAAACTTGCCTTGTCCTGTAGTTGTCCATTGTAGTAATTGCTCACGAGATTGTCCAGAAAGAATTCTGTCAACAAGCAAGTCACCACGCATTTGAGTATTAACAACAAACGCTAATTCATCAAAGTATGTTGGGTCACCAACGTTAGTTATGCTCTTTGGAGAGCGAGCACTGATGCTAATTGTTCTAGCGACTGATGCCTTGTTACCCAAAAATTCAAGTGTGCGTGTACTGTTGTTAGAAATTTCAGATAAATAACCTTCACCAAAATTATCACGGTTTGCAATAGAGGGAAATTCTATTGTCTGACCATTTGATAATTGGGCGGTCTGTGTCTTTGCAAGGAATGGTTCCTTTAAGTAGCGAGCCTCTGAAACCTCAAATAGGTCAGCCTGACGTGCTCCAGCAGGGCCAAGTTTTTCAATTACCTGTCCAATTTCATCATATGCTCTAGCAATCTCTGCAGTAAGAACATTCACTTCAGGTGCCATAGTATTAATATCTTCAACAGCACGAGCAAGGGTCATTTCTGCTGCTGCTATATCTCCAGCAAAGCGTGGGTCTTTTGCATCTTTAAGATACTGAATTCTACGACGCAAATTGTAAATTGATGGAACCGATATTGGTTGACCATATTCAGTAGCATAAACATTAAGTCTAGCCTCAATTGCAGCAACGTCGTTTTCTGCATCCTTAAGACGCATCTTAATTTCATCTGCCCAATCACGCTTTGCTGCTGGAGAAATATTCCTACCAACACCAAAAAATTCTTCGTAAGTTGCATATGCCATATCACGATTAAGAATGGCTTGATTGTACTGGTCAGAAAGAGCCTTGACTTCTTTTTGAATTTCTCTTTTGGCTCCAGGAAGAAGTGTTTTTGATTTTTCTACATTCCGAGCAATGATATTTCTACCCTTTTGAATGCTGCTCCATATTGCAGTAGTAAACATTGGTCTTGCAAATGTCATACCTTCTGCAAGAGTTGCTGCTAGGAGGGGTTCAAAAACAGAGTTCTTTGGGATGTACGAAAAACGATATAGTTGAGCAACAGAAAATATTCTGCTTGAACCCTCAAATAGTGTACGTGCTGCGGTAGCAGTTGATTGTTTTACTGCTGTCGCCCCACCAAGAACTGGGCTTTTTGTTGAACGTGAAAGACGCAAAATCATACGGTCAAACTCACCTAGTGGAAGCATAGGCATAGAGTTTGCTAACTGACGCTGTGTGCGTGGGTCAACGACTACACGTACACCCTGTGGGTCCATAGCAAATCCATCTCTGCGTAGACCAGAATGAACCTGATAAATTTCTGACATCAGTTCATCAACCATACCATCAATTTTATTAACATCATAGTATCCACGTGAGAAAGCAAGCGTACGGGCAATCTCTTTGTTTACGGCATCAATAACAATGGCTCGTTCACCATCTGTTTTGGCTGCAACAAAACGGTCAATAACTTGACGGCGATAAACAGCCGCTGGTACCAACTCGCGTGTGTGAGTTTCAATAATTCTTGAGCCATCTCTGAATAAAGGAATATCATCAAAGACTGCCATTAATTCATCTATGCCATTCATTGGACGTAGACCAGAGTTAGTAACAATTCCCTTTGGCATATATGTGCCGAATTGACGCATTAAAACAGTAACTGGACCCTTCATACCGCCACCAAGAACTGTCTCTGCTACGCCACCAAGGCCAACAAAGTTACGTTCCATAGCAGCAGTCTTAATTTGTCCAGTACGTGAACGTACTGCTCCCACAATTGGACGACCAACAATTGGTTCTATTGGCTTGTAGTTTTTACCAAGAGCAAGTACCTCTGTGTTAAGAAGTCCAGTAGATTCGTCAAGTTCCTGTCTTAAGAAAGCATCGTATATTTCTTGATGCTTAGGATTCTTTGCAATAGCATCATCAAAGGCTGCGGTCCAACGAGCACGTTGGGCTGCCGTATATTGTGGTAATGCACCGTCTGTAATATATTTGCCGCGAGTTACTGCTGTAGCGTCACCAAGTATCCAAAGGTCATCAGACATTCTTAGCGCTGCTAAACGCTCAATTGCAGGGCCATAACCTTTATCTGCAAGCAAAAGGTCTCTAACAACTGCTGGGTCTTTTGTTGTTTTGATAAGGCCTGGAAGAGCAGGATTATAACTATGTCTTTTTACAATACGAACAATATCAACAATATTATCAGATGCTGCAAGGTCCATAACATCTTGACCAATTACAGTTCTAGTTCCAGAAATTCCACCACTATTAACAAAATCAATATGGTCGGTCATATCTTTTTCAAATAAAGGCATTGCTTCGGCATCGGTAGCCTTAAACTTTGTAGCCATACCAGCACGTATTGCACCAGCCTTGGCAACTGTACCAGCACCAACAAAGGCAGCATTAATTGCTACGTTTTTAATAATAAAATCGTTTGTTCCGCTGATGAATTCACCTAGTGTATTATCAACAAAATTTTCTTGAATACTTTCATCATCCCAAAGATTTACTTCTGACATATCCATACCGTTAGCAGTAAGAATTGCAGATTCAGCAACACCAAGAATTCCTGGAGATTTAATGATTGATTGACCAAGAGATACATAAGCGCTTCGGTTCCAAGCATCACGAATGTCGCTTAGTTGCACTCCTTTGCCATATTTTTCATCATTGTATAATGGGCTATATGGGTCTGAAAGTAAATTTGCTGTAGATATTGTACGAGCAAGTGGTGAGAATACATACTTCTCAGCCTTTTCTGCTACTTTAAGAATAGGGTCAAATGCTACAAGGCTTTCTGTAACAAACTTATCTTGCTGTTCTTGAGCAAACTGACCAATCTTTGATTCTTGAATTCCAATGCCAGCGCGTGCTACATCTTCTGGAGAATATCCTGCTTTCCAAGCAGCATTTTCAAAACCTTTAACTGCAGGTTCAACAAAAAGTTGATTTACAAGCGTTCCAGGTATAGCAGGAATAGATTTTACGAAACCTACAACTGAATCGCCAATCCAGTTGCGTCCACTTTCGCGCTGTTTAAATGTATCAAGAAATCCATCCCAAAATGACATTACTTCACCGCCAATGGATTGAAGTCACGACCTCCGCCGCCTTTAACATCCTGATTTGTAAGAGTCATAATAAATACATCCCTATCCTCAGGTGATTCCCACTTGACCATTGCCAAAGGAATTGCTATTGCAAAATGTTCATAACCTAGAGAGTTTGCAAACTTATCTAGATGGTCAAAAAATCCATTTTCTAACCACTTCATTAAAGTATCTGTTCTCTCAGATAGTTAACAAATCGCTTGTATGAATCTGGTGCGTTAGGAATACGTGTTGCATTAATTAAATCAGGTAGGTAGCGCTTGATAAGGTCGAGGTTTTCATTCTGATTCATAGCAGATGTGACACGTGAGGGCAAAGCCTCTGAACCACGACCTGCGCCGAAGTCAACACCATCTGAAATGGGACGACCATCAGGCTGTAATTCATCTAGCGCAGTAACGCCACCACTCATACCTGGCATTGCTGCTGCAGATGGT